ACATGCCTGAGCCTCCTTCCATGGGCGGCGAGGAGATGGGCGGCGAGCTTCCTCCGGGCGCTGAGCCCGCTCCCGAGATGGGAGGCAAGAAGGAGGAGACTGTCTCGCGTCAACGAGTCGATCCTCCTCCGCGAGCTCAGCAAGCTCCGCGAGGGGAAGAACCTCGGCACTGGCATGACCCCGGCCAAGAAGGCAGGCGTCGCCAGCGGCTCCAAGTTCATCAGCGAGAAGAACCTCGGCACGGGCATGACCCCTGCTAAGAGGTCGGGCGTTGCCGGTGGCTCCAAGTTCCTCTCAGAGGAGGCCCCCGAGGAGGAGGGCTTGCACCTCGAGGAGACCGAGGAGGGCGCCAAGCACAAGAAGGGTTCTGCCAACGGAAACGGAAACGGAAACGGAAACGGCAAGTTGGCGGTCGAAAAGGTCATGAAGCAGAATCGTGACCTTAAGGAGAGTCTCAGCAGGCACGCCGAGGCGGTTGACACGCTTCGCGCGCAGCTTACCGAGATGAATCTGTTCAATGCGAAGCTTCTGTACGTCAATAGGCTCCTCCAGGATCGCGATCTCTCCGACGCGCAGCGCCGGACGATCATCGAGTCGCTCGATCGCGCCCGGAGCCTCCGTGAGGTGAAGCTGCTGTACAAGGGTCTGTCTGAGTCCATCGGTCGCAACCGTGGCAGGACAGGCGCTTCTGTGGTCAATGAGTCAGTCAATAGGGCCGTCAGCCCCACATCCCGTCCGCTCTCCACCTCAGGCGTCCGCCTGACAGAGGCGGTCGAGGTGCAGCGCTGGTCAGTCCTCGCAGGCATCAACAAGGCCTAACACCCCACTATCATCAGGAGATAAGCACATGAGCAGATCATTCTCGCTTGAGCAGCTCTCAGAGGGCATCAAGCAGCGCCACCTTGGCACAGTCAACAAGCGTCTCGTCGAGAAGTGGAACCGCACCGGTCTCCTCCGCGGCCTCGAGGGCCAGCGCCGTGAGAACATGGCGTCCCTCCTCGAGAACCAGGCGGCGCAGCTCCTCCGCGAGGTCAACAGCATCGGCGCCGGCGGTGGCAGCACCTCCGACTCCGGCGACCTCCGCGGCTTCACCAACATCGCCTTCCCCATCGTTCGTCGCGTGTTCGGCGGCCTCGTGGCCAACGAGCTCGTGTCGATCCAGCCGATGAGCCTCCCCTCGGGGCTGCTCTTCTACCTGGACTACACCTACGGCAACAACGTGGGCGGTGACGGCGGGACCAACGCGGCGACCTACGCCGCTGGCCAGTCGATCTACAACAGCCCCACCGGCAAGGGCATCCAGAGCGGCTCTCTCGCCACCGGCGGCCAGTACGACCTCGTGGGCACCGCGTTCTCCAAGGTGCACACCACGTCCAACGGCAGCGGCCTCACGGTCCTCTTCCGCGGCGCGTTCGGCGCGAACTCCTCCCTCACCAACGGCCTCCTCGCTCACGCGACCGGCTCTGACGGGAAGTTCCTGCAGTTCGACCCGCAGGTCGGCTCCCTCATTGAGGAGGACGCTCTCGCGAACGGCGCTCTCGACGGCACCGGCCGCTTCCAGTTCCTCGTCCTCGACGCGGGCGCTGGCAAGCTCACGGGCCTCGACACGACCAACGTGAAGTCCCTCGCCCTGTTCTCGAACTCCGGCGCGGCGCTCACCGGCCTCGGCGTGATCCCGCAGACGATCCAGGGTGGCAGCAACATCCTGAACGTCCGTCGTCTCACCCAGCTCGGCACCTTCGCCGGCGGTGTGTTCACCCCTGACCCCCTCGTGACCCTCGGCACCACAAACGCCGCGATCCTCACGGTCGTCTCGGGCGCCTACATCCCCGCGGCTGCCGCTGGCGACACTGCCACGCTCCTCACCGCGTCCTTCGCCAAGGCCGACACCTTCAGCGCTAACGCGACTGACGGCTCTGCCCTGACGGTTCCGGTGTTCGAGTCGGACTTCGGCACGACTCCCTCGCCGGCCATCCCCGAGATCGACATCAAGATCGAGTCGATCGCGGTCACCGCCACGACCCGCAAGCTGCGCGCTCGCTGGTCGCCGGAGCTCGCTCAGGACCTGAACGCCTACCACAGCCTCGACGCTGAGGTGGAGCTCACTCAGATCCTCTCCGAGCAGATCGCGCTCGAGATCGACCGTGAGATCCTCAACGACCTCCTCACCCAGGCCAAGGGCGCGAACTTCTTCTGGTCGCGCGCTCCTGGCAAGTTCGTCAACAAGACGACGGGCACCGAGGTCGCTCGCAACACGTCTCTCACCCCCGGCCCCGCCTTCACTGGCACGGTCCGCGAGTGGTACGAGACGCTCATCGAGACGATCATCGACGTGGGCAACGAGATCCACAGGAAGACCCTCCGCGGCTCGGCGAACTTCATCGTCGTCGGCCCCGATGTGGCCACCGTCCTCGAGGCCTCGGTCTACTACAAGCCGGCATACAGCATCGACGGCTCCGGCCAGGTCGGCGCTTCGATGTCCATCGGCGCGGAGAAGATCGGCACGCTCAGCAACCGCTTCACGGTCTACAAGGATCCCTACTTCCCCAGGAACAAGATCCTCGTCGGCTTCAAGGGCGGCAGCTACCTCGAGACCGGCTACGTCTACGCTCCGTACGTCCCGCTCATCGTCACCCCGACGATCTTCGCGCCTGAGGACTTCACCCCGAGAAAGGGCGTGATGACCCGCTACGGCAAGAAGATGGTGCGCGCGGACTTCTACGGCACGGTCACCTGCCTCGACATGAACATCATCTGATCACCCTAGGGTGACAGGTGTAGGGCCGCTCCTTCGGGAGCGGCCCTCTTCTTTTGCGTTCGTCCTGAGCGCTGACTCGCGCAGAGAGTCCAGATAGTTAAGTCCATGGAAAGACGCCTCAACTCTCTGGTCAGGTCCACGCTGATTGAGTCAGCAGCTAAAAACCCGGCGATCCTCGATGAGGATCTTGCCGGCGTCGGACGAGCGGTCGCAAAGACGTTCAAGGACTACGGCACAGCAGCGAGCAACGTCGCGTCCAGCGCGGGCCAGTTCGCCGGTCGTCTTGCGAAGGCGACGCTTGACACCGTCGCTGGCCAGGCGCACGCTCCCGGATCGTACGAGGACGTGAGAAGCGCGCAGGCGAGCCGAGAGACGCTGGTGGACATGGCAGGAGCGATCGGCACTGCCATCATCAGCGACCTGTTCTTCCTGAAGTACCGCGTGGGCGCCAAGATCTACGTTGCTGCGTCGCCGGACGAGAGGGCAGCGTATCAGTACCTCGAGTCAAAGGTGGGCGAGGAGAAGGCCAACGAGCTTCTCGCGGGCAGCATCATACACGACGTGCTTTTCGGCCTGTCATTTGTGCCGCAGCTCACGGTTGCAGCGATGCTGCTTGACTCCTTCACCTACGCCCTAGAGGACGACAAGGAGGCTGCCATCACCGCTCTGGCGATGGCTGGCGTCACGCACGCTCTCTTTGGGAGCAAGATCAACTGGTCCTCTGAGATTCCCAGGGACGCGACGCGCCTCCTCGCGACTGAGGTGCACCCCGTTCCCATTGATGAGCTGGCCTCGGTCAAGAGCTATGATGAGATCGCGCAGCTGGTCCAGCGCGAGGGCGACAAGGTCTCGCTCCTCTACAGGGTCGTATGCGAGGCCTGCTACAGGGTCAGAATTGATAAGCCGGGCGCTGTTGGATACCAGGTCGTTGAGCGCGCCCAGCAGGCTGTGCAGGAGATGGGTCAGAACCTCGAGAGGCGAGGCGTCCCGGGCGCTCAGGGGATCGCTCAGGAGGCTGCGGCCCGCGTTCAGAGGGGAGAGTTCAGCGTTGCGCCCATCGCCGATCAGGCGAGGATGGGGAACTTTGACCAGGCGGCCCGAGGCTTCATGGAGGGAGGACAGAGCGGTGTCCTCGGCAGGGCGCGATACATCGTTGACCAGGCGAAGTATGAGGCCCAGCTGGGATTGAGAGGCGGACAGAAGCAGACCCCGCTAGAGAGGGAGATCGCGCAGCAGGCCTCTGTCCATGGACAGACTGGGACATACATGGTTCCTGAGCTTCCGCCTCCCTCCGCAGAGAGCGCGTCGATTGCATCTCGGTCTAGGCAGACACTGAGCAATCTTGATGATGCCGCCCGAGCGCGAGCAGAGACGGGAATTGCTGCCCTCTCACAGCTAGGTCTGACAATTGAGGCTGCCTTCAAGAGCACGGCTGACAGGACTGCGATAATCGTCAGGTCGCGAAGCGGCCAGGCGTACGCGTACTACAGGTCGACAGGCACAGGATCAGGCACACCAAGAGGAGCGTGGGTTCCCTATGAGGGAAATTCCATGGTCACATCCTCCTATGAGACGTACACGCACGTCACTAAGCTTGCTGATGCGACCGGCAAGAAGGTCCCATACATGGGCCAGGGTGAGGCCAGGGAGGTCTTTGACGGCCTAAACCATCCCTACGTTCGTGATGCTATCGCAGAAATTCCATACACGCACAACTTTGGCCAGCCGCCCCCAGGAAACCTCAACAATCTCTCCGTCAGGGAATTTGTCAAGGCCGTCTCTCAAATGGCCAACGAGAACGGATTTCTCAGCCAGCGAGGCGTCAGGATGACGGGCGGAGACCTTCCTGCGCACCACCTTGTCCCCTGGCCCGAGGGCATGCCTGTGCCGCCCGCGCTCAACAACAGGGTGCTCAGGATGGATGAGCTGCTTGAGAACGTTCGCTTTGAGGTGAGGGGATCTTCAAGGTTTAGGGACGGCGTCTACAATCTTGGAGACGTAATATCCTACGGAATGAGCTTCATTGACAGGACAGTCGCAGAGTCAGGCATCCTCAACAATCATGAGATTGGACCCCGCCTTGGGGACGGACCAGTCGTCACAGGGCCGTACTCTAGCTGGACCCAGAAGTCAAATCCGGTCATAAGAGACCCGTATGGTCGCTGATTGGCCATGACCATCCCATCCACACAGACCTGAGCACTTCGCAGGAGTCCGCATGAAAAAACGCGCTGCCTCTCCATGGCGCCACGCGGGCGATCCTGCCCTTCCCGGCCTGCCCACACGCGGCCCCAGGCGGAGGCGTCCGCCCCGCGATCCGACCTACGGCGAGGAGCCCGACCTCCTAGACAAGCCCGGCGTGATCGTTGAGCCAGATGTGCGCCGCAGGATCGCCAAGTACTACGACGACATGCTTCTGCGCGAGATAATAAAAGAGATTCTTTTGTTGCGCTGATTGTACACTTCCTCATTTATGTGGTAAATAATAAACCACGGAGGAAGAGCCGGCATGCAGAGCACGAGGATGATCGAGGGAACGCTCTACGAGTGCATCTCTCAAATTAGAGTTCGCGGCCACCTGGAGGGAGGAGCTCCCGCCTGGGCCTCAATCGACCCTGGGACGGTCGCGATCGCGGTCCGCGGTCCGGACGGAGGCGAGAGCGTCCTCATCGACGGAGTCGTCATCCCCTACGACTGGGAGACCTTCGGGTGGGGGCGCCAGTTCAGGGAGGTCAGGGATGCCTGACGCCCGTAGGTCTAGGTTTCGCCACGACCCCGAGGTCATCCGCGCCCTCCACGCCCGCTACATCGCGGGCGAGGACCCAGCGGCGCTTGCGCAGGAGATCGGCATCGGCAGGAACGCCCTTCTCTGCCAGTTTCACCACAAGGGCCTGGGCGGCCGCGTTCAGCACCACTGGTGGACCCAGAAGGAGCTGCGTCAGTCAATGGATCGTTACAGGCAGGGCGAGTCCCTAAAGCGGATCGCTGAGGGCCTGGGCGTGACCGAGGACCGCCTGTACCGAGCACTCCTCGCCGCCGACATCGGCTTCACCGAGAAGGAGGACCAGGACAGGCAGACGCGGATGTACTTCTCCGACGCTCGCATGTACAACATGCGAAAGGAGGGCGCCTCCTACGCGGAGATCGCCCAGGCGATGGGCTGGCGGACAGACCCCATCGGCAGGAGGCGGGTGGGCCGCAGAATCACACGGTACTGCGAGAGGATTGGAATCTCAATCCCTGTTGTGGAAGCTGTTCGGCGGTGTGACGGCTCAATCCGGCGACTAGGCTACAGCAGTGAAATCCTGGCCGCGATGGAGCAGCGGATCGAGCGTGCGCGCTCCCAACGTCCGAAGGGAAAGCGTAGAAGGTGAATACCTAGGGCAAGCCCAGGCTCTTATGCTGACGTCCCCGGCAGCCTGGAAGCATGGGACACGAGTCAGCAATGCCTAAGATCACCTACTCACCCTCCAAGGGCCTCGTTCAGGAGGCCGGCACCGGCGTCGTCTTCCAGGGAGAGTCGATCTCCTTCGCCGCCACGCCCTTCTCACCCGTCCAGGAGATCTCCGCCACCGGCGCGGTGACCGCTCCCGGCGTGTACACGATCACCTCCTCCACGGGCGGTGCCAAGACCGTCACGCTTCCCTCGGTGAGCTCATTCCCGGGCGCGAACTTCGTGTTCCGCGTCAACTCTGTCGACGCTCACATCCTCACGGGATCCAGCGCGGACCAGCGCGCTGTGTTCACGGGCCTCGTTCCTGCCGCGGCAGGCACTGTCTCCGCCAAGGTCGGCAGCACGCTCACTTTCGCAGCAGTCGCAGGCACTTCAGTTGTCCTGGTCTCTGACGGCAACAAGTACATCGTGACCGGCGGCTCAGGGTCCTTCACGCTCGCAGACTCTCTCCCGGCCTGATAGGATCAGACCTAGGAGGACACCATGGGCTTTAGACCGCTTACGACAGAGGAGCAGGCAGCTCACGAGAACTCGCTCAGGAAGATCGCGGGCGCGCCCGCTGCTCCTCCCGCGCCTGTCGTCGTTGCTGCGCCCGCTGCCGCCGTCAACGATCAGATCACCGACTCCGTGACAGCAGCTGCTCCAGAGGCAGTTGAGGCGACGGAGGGTGAGGCGCAGGAGGCCAAGCCTGCGGGCAAGAATCCCTTCAAGAAGAAGGGCTGACAGCACCTGATCAACTGCGCGGCGCCCTTCGGGGCGCCGCGCTTCTATTAGCGCGCGCCCGCGATGAGATTGCTGCTGCTCTGGATCTTGTCGCCGCCCACGCCGAACATGACCTCGCATCCTATGCGCGAGCAGAGAGCGAACTCGGGGACGTTGCCCTCGCACGTCCTGTCACCGCCCTTGGTGAACGCGATCGGGCCCAGTATGTCAATGCAGCCCGACACGAACTGGGATCCGTCGTCCCAGAGCACGACGTGGTCCACGCCGCGGATGCCCGAGACGATCTCTGCGCGCTCCAGCTCGTCCATGAACGGCCTTCCCTTCTTCCTCTCGAGGAAGCCGTTTCCGTTCACGATCACGACGCACTTGGCGCCCCGTTCTCTCGCTATCCTCCCCGTCTCCAGGATGCAGCGCATGTGACCGATGTGGAGCGGATCGAATCCGCCCGACGTGCAGACGATTCTCTCTCCCTCCTGGAGGTGCTCACGGAGGACGTGTGGATCCGGAAAGATCATGGGTAGCTCCTGGGTGCCTACTTAACTTTGTGTTTCATCTTACCGAGACGCAGCTCAGGGAAGTAATTCGTCGTTGCCTCAAGGGCGACATCGATCCAAAGCGCCCTGAGAGCGAGCAGGAGTTCTGCCTCTACACCAAGCGAAAGGACAGCAGGGGAAGGCGCAGGCTCCTGGGACGCCACGCCAGCAGGGAAGAGGCGCTGGGCCAAGAGAGGCTGATTCAGATGCGAAAGAGGGGCGGATAGATGGCGAACTTCACCACCACCCTTAACCCCACGCCGTTCAGCGCGTTCGACGCTGACACCGCGTTCCAGGCGGACGCGGACTCGATGGTCACCTTCGTCAAGCGCAAGCTGGGCGACGACATCCTGTCCGTTGAGCTGACCAAGAAGCAGATCTGGGCGTGCTTTGAGGAGGCGACGCTGGAGTACAGCTCGCTGATCAACCAGTACCAGGCGCGCTCCCAGCTCTCCAACTTCCTCGGCACTCCCACTGGATCCATGACAGGCGCCGAGGAGAAGTACCCGAGGGACACGCTTGAGTACCTTGCGAGGTTCGCGGAGCCGTACGCCACCGAGGCGGGCGTGGGAGGCTCCTACAACTCCCTGTCCGGATCGATCGCGCTCGAGGAGGGTCGACAGGACTACGACCTGTACGATGAGCTGAAAGACGGGGCAGGCAACCTCATCATCTCCTCCTCCATGAACCCGGATGGGCCAGGGAACGGAAGGATGAGGATCATGGAGGTCATGCACTTCAGCCCGCAGGCCGCCTACCGCTTCTTCGACACCTCGTCAGCAATCAACTACCTGAACAACGAGTTCAGCTTTGAGTCCTTCACGCCGGAGACGATCTTCTACGTCCTCCCAGTCTTTGAGGACATCCTCAGGGCGGGCATGCTCGACGTGTCGAACAGGGTGCGAAGGTCCAACTACTCCTACCAGATCATGGGCACCAAGCTGCGGATCTTTCCGACGCCGACTGTCAACCTCCCCAAGAACCTCTTCCTGCGCGTGAGGTTCAGGCAGGATCCCCTGCACCCGCAGCGTCCCGATCCCACCGTGTACGGCGTGTCCAACCTTTCGAACGTGCCGTTCGGCAACCTCGTCTACAGCCGTGTGAACTCGATCGGCAAGCAGTGGATCAAGCAGTACACGCTGGCTCTCTGCACGGAGCTGCTTGGGACGATCAGATCCAAGTTCTCAAGCGTCCCCATTCCTGACTCAGACCTCCAGCTGAACGGCTCGGACCTCGTCACCCGCGGCAGGGACGACAAGGAGAAGCTGTACACCAAGCTCAAGGAGATGCTCGAGACCCTCACCTACGACAAGATCGCTGAGGTCCAGGCGACCAAGGCTGAAAACATCATGAAGCACCTCAAGACCATCCCGATTCCGATCGGGAAGGCCATCACCATGGGGTAGCAGATGGCGCGACTCTTCATCACAAAGCGTGAGATCGACTTCATCAGCGACATCACAAAGGAAGTGATCAAGGATGTGGTGGGTCAGAAGATCTACTACTACAACATCTCCCTGATCAAGTCGAAGGTCCACGACCTGTACGCTGAGTCGCCCGAGAAGATCTTTGAGATGCCCGTCGTGATCGACTGCTTCGTCAAGTGGCAGTCGCCAGAGATTCGCACGAACAACTTCGGGACCGAGGAGTACTACAAGATCGAGGCGTACATCCAGGGCCGAGACATGATTCAGCGCGGGATCAACGTCAACATCGGAGACTTCTTCTCCTACGGAGACGTCTTCTTCGAGGTCACCTCTGTGTTCAACATGCGCAACATCTACGGCCAGGTTGAGCACATCGACGGGTGGAAGGTGTCGGGCACGCAGTCGCGCCAGAGCAACTTCGTCTCGAAGGTCTTTGGCCCCACATCCGAGGAGCACACGGACAAGGACGCTGTGCAGGGCGACTTCTACCAGCAGAGGGGATTCGAGAACAACGAGGAGGGACGCACGGGAGACGAGCGAGATCTCGTTCGCAGGGGTGTCCTGGATCCTCCCATCTCTGGGCCCGCCAAGGTCCTCACGCGTGACGGCAGGGACATTGACGACGCGTCCTTCTACGACGAGACATAGACATGGCATCACCCACACCGTACGCGGACAACGGCTTCGTCAACGACCAGGTGACGCCTGCCAGGCACGACGGCGACAACGTCCCAGACTTCTACATCCCACCGGCGGGAATAGAGGACGTCGATCGCGCTGTCTACGACCTGTTCAACGAGCAGATCCCCTTTCAGGTCGAGCAGCGTGGGAAGCAGGGAAACCTGACGCAGCCCGCCCGCGGCGCCAGCGCAGCAATTGTCAGGGTGCCTGTGATCTTTGCCACAGGTGAGCGGTTTGCGCATGTCAAGCGACTGCTGCCGTTCCGCGACAACAACAACACGAT